GGTTCACCGTCATTTTCATGCGTTATATCAACAACTCTAAAGTTCCAATTCATTTATCACCCCTCCCTATGATCATGCATGCCAAGAAATAAACACAGAACGCTATGGCTATCAGCCCCAATGCTCCGTTCAATGCTCTTAAAAATTCTGCTATCTCATCCATAAAGCCTCCTCATAGTGATTCAAAGCGCAACTTCAACTGCATGGGGTGCATCCATATAAACATACGGCGATCATCAGTGGTCTTCACTTCTACCCTGCGATTGTCATGTCGAATGAAGATGTATGAATTGCGTTCACCCCATACAATGTCACCCGTCTTTACTTCCGTACCATCAGCGTTAACCAACCGCATAGCGGGAGGTTTCCCGCTTGCGATTGCTGTGATTGATGCGACTGGATTTACTTTCATGCTGTGCGCCTCCGTTGAACAGTCTTGAGAAGTGTGTTGAATGATGCGCCTGCCAACTGAGAGATGTCGTTGACAGCAGATGAATTGACAAAGCAATCAATTGTATCAACCGAATGAATGCCGATTGCAATGAGCGTCACGCCCAGTGTGTCAGCCATCTTCTGAACGTGTTTCATATGCTCAGGGATGTAGCCCGATGCGTCAGTCAAGATGAAGAGTATCTTGCGTGATTCCTCACGCTTGCTGATATCTTCCAGTGCGTTGACCAACGATGAGTAGTCAGGCGTACCGCCCCCGGCGCACTGATCGATGGCACCAAGTTTTGCAACGACTGATTGCAACGACTGACCCCACTGTTTAAACCGAATGAACTTGGGTCTCTCCATGTGAAAGTCATTGTTGTAAACACTCTCGCCTGATGTACGGAAACCCTGCACACAGAACGGCACACGTGATCGTTGCAGAATCTTGCTGAGATGAATCACGACACTCTGCGCTGTTTCGATACGGTTACCAACATCCATCGAACCTGAGCAATCGATAAGTATCGATACAGCGGAGGTCTCTGCCTCTGCAACCTGTCTGCGTGAGAAGATGTTTGCAGACCCGGTTGCAAAGCGTGTAAACGCTCTGCGATCAAGCCTGCCTGTTTCTTCATGCGTAGACCAACCGACAGTGTCGAGCGAACGTAGCAGACGTTGAAGGTTAGTCTGCGTTGCACCAAGACCCTGCGGAGGTGCGCTGACAATGTCTGAATATTTTTTCTCGCAAATTAATTTGTTCATTTTTTCCTCAATAGAAATAAACATCAGTGAACACAGGCTTGCCAACGTGTGGACGTTCACGGTATTGATCGCAGTCCGCTTTGTGCTTTGACAATTCATCATTGATGAAGTCAGTGGGTTCAACTTCACGGGGCTTGTCATCCTTGCCGTTTGCGCCACGCTTGGTTTTCTTGTCACCCTTGTCATTACCGGGCTTGTCACCGGGTTGATCACCGGGTTCGCCCTGCTCACCCGCCTCACCGTTATCGCCCCCGGATTCACCGGGTTCACCTGAATCAGTCGGCTCACCGGGGTTGACTGGATCAGTCGGCTCACTTGGATTGTCTTCAGGGGGTTCATCACTACGAAGACGTTTCTCCAACTCGATTGCAATCTCGACAATCTTGGCAGTGCTACGTGCCTTGTGTGCAGATTGCAGTGCCCAATTCAGATGCTCTGCCCACGGTGACTGATCAACAACAGACGGGACGCCGATGCTGTAACCGTTTAAACGCCGTCCCTCGATTGCAAGCATGAACGGGATGTTCTTGAAGTCATCAGGCTGAACGTACCCATCTTTTTCCAAGATAGCGTTAGTCAGATTCTCAAACAGCGCACGTGCATTCGGTGCGTAGTCCGATTGATACACGCAACGCTCGATGCGAGGATCTTCAAGACCGTTGATCAGTGCAGACAGAAACGCAGTGCCATTTTCACGGGCATCATCCCAAGGCTTATTGGTAGTGAACCACACATGACCTAACTCATGCAGTGCATAGCCAATCAATTTGTTGAACAACTTCTTGTCAACAGCCTTGGTCTCATCGATGCTTGGAAAGATGACGTTGGCATCAACAGCACCGTTAACTTTCTTAGCGCATACACCGGCGGTCTTGCCGTTCCAAACTACGGTGAGTTTGTCAAAGCGATTACCAGTAGCGTGGAACACACGCTCAAGGGTAGCCTCGACACCACGTTTGATTTCGATACCTAACATAAAACCTCCTATAAAGATTTGATGAACTCAGTGGTGTTGATCTGAGAAACAAACACGCCCTGCAACTCAGCCTCGCAATCAGACGGGAACTTGTTGATGATTGCATTACGGAATGCGATATCAACGGGCAACCCACGCTTGACTGAACGTGCCCATGCGAACAACTGGCGCAGTGATGGGGGCTGTGTCAGCAACCCGGCACGTGCTTTCTCACGAGCAACGTTCGCAAACTTGACGATGATCTCAGACGCAGTCAACGACAAGCCAGTGCGCTTTGAAATCAAATCACTCTCATGCGTAGCAGACAGGTACTCAAAACGTAATGTGAAAGAGAACCGATCAAGAAACGCAGTGTTCTGCTCACGAACACCGGCGAAGTTACCACTGTGGTCACCATGACCGTTGCTGTTGTCAGCACCAAAGAACACAACGTGAGATGCAACCTTGATGCGCTCACCTGTCTCGCTGATGGTGACTGCACGGTGCGGTGACCGCTCACACAGTGCATGAAGAACAGCAAGTGACTGGGCACGTGCGAAACCAATCTCATCGAGAAGAACGATTGCGCCGGGATGCTGAATCGCTTGAGTGATGATGCCGGGTTTCCAAACAACGTTGCTGTTCTCAATCGAATTACCGCCGATGAAGTCAGCACGTTCAAGAGCCTCATCAAAGTTAATGCGATACAGCCTGCGACCAAGGCGTGATGCAACCTGAGAAACAAACTCAGTCTTGCCAGTGCCACGCTCACCCGCCAACCACACGTTGTCAGGAAGTGGATCGTCAAGTGCGATCAACGTCTGATGCAAGTGCGATGGATTGAAAACGTAGTCATCGACAAGTGCGGGTGCGTCAGGGTCATTCCACACGCCGACTTGCATATCACCGAAGTCCACGCTGTCATAGCGGCAAGTGTCAGCACCGAACACGTCACGTGCAGGCTTGAGATCAAACGATCCAAGTGACTGTGCAATCTCAGTCAACACTTCACGCTTGGTCTCGCCACGAAACTCATTGAACAGTTGCGAGACAGACGCACGGATCGTTGCATCGATTGCAGATTGATCAACAACTGGACGCTGAATCGAATCCAGTTTGCGGCGCAGATCCGCATCGAGTTTGCCGAAGTCTTGTTTAAACGTGTTGACGTTCTTGTCGATCTCATCACGCAGACGGAAGAGAGATGACTGTGCATTCTCGACCTGCTGAACAGCATCAAGTGCCCGGGAGGATGCAGTCTGAATCTGATCACGCAGATCATCGGGAACGACAGCAGATGCCGGTGCTTGAACGACAGCAACGTTGAGGTCATCTAACGTAGCGTGACCTGTGGCGATCAGTGCAGTCACTTCATTGATTGCCTGATCCTTGCTGTTGGTTGCGATCATGCCTTTCGCAACAAGAACAGCGTTGAGTTTGGCAAGCGGTTGCAATGCAATTTTGTTTTTGATTTCTTTGGTCATCTTGATTAGCCTCTTGATGTTTAGATTGTTGATGAATCGATTAACAGGGTCATGCGATCTGCCGGGCAGATTGGTGCGCCAACGTTCGCCCACTTCTGCGACAGACGTACTGTGTAGCCGCACGATGGGCAGTGCGCTTTGAGCATACGTGTTGATTGCACCTTGACGTTGTGACCAACGTTTAATTTGGCGTGAGGATATGCACCTAAGGATTCAACGATCGGTGCGAAGTTAAGTTTAAACGCATCGCCAATAACGGTGCTTGTGAGTTTGCCCTCAAGCCACAGGGCACGAGCGCACTTGCCAAACTTCCTGCCATGCCCATCACCATCGGTTGATGCGTGAGCGAGTTCATGCATCAGAATGCCCAAAACCTGAAACGGATCGTCCTCAACGGGCGAGATCAGAATCTCATGAGTGTTGTCATTCGATGCAGAGGGTGACCAATGCTCACCGATTGCCTTATTCAAGGCACGAACCTTGCGGGATGGGAAACCGCACGTCACCCGGATCTTCTCAGGCAGTGGAAAACCTACCTGAGCGAACAGGGGACGTACTTCATTGGTTGCGGTCTGTAACCAGTCTTCACGTGTTTGATGTGTTTGCATCTTGATTAAGCCTCCTGACGGCGGTGTTTTTGTTTGCGGGAATACTTGGTGCGAACAGTGTGTCTGCCTGCACCACACGAACGTGCGTTCTTAGCCACGAAATTGCGGGTCTTCATGTTGTCTCCTTTGGTAGGTGATTGAAACTGAGATCGTCCTGCAGGGACAGGAACAGCAAGTGCTTGGCACGGTTGAGGGTCTGACGGGCACTCTCTGTGTCTTGGTATTCGATCTGCTCCTGTGCATCGGACATCAGACCGGCGATGATCATGCCAACGCCTCCGGCGCAGTATGTGAAAGATTGACGAACGTTGAGTACGAAGTCATCGATGTCACAGCCGTACATGTTGAAACGGTTATCCATAAAAATTCTCCTTAGTGGGTTTCGCCCTGATGGGCATCGTCAGTGTCGGTACAGAACCGACAGACCCGATTTTGTCTACTGGAGACACGTGTCCCCGGTTGGCGGTACTCCCAACCGTTGGAGCCTTCCCCCAACCGAGCCTTTGTTTAAGCCCCCAAAGTTTAGAGGGCACCTCATTTAACGCTGAGGCACTGCGTGGTCTTTGTCTGCGGTGCGCCCTAGTGTGTAAGTGGTGCGCTATGCAGTGACCCAATAAATCAACAACAGACCACAGTTTAAACAAGTACTAGCACGAACGCAACCCCCAGTTATAGCACGTACTGGTCACAAAATGACCACCTAGCATTGGTGCGGGTTTCAGAGGGATTTGGGGTGTTGTCAGCGAAATCGGGACAGCCCACACCCGGGGATTCGCCCGGAGGGCAACAGCCAACCTAGGCAGATCTGATAGAGAGGCACAGAAGAGGATCTGATAGATCACAGAGGCATCACTTCACACTGGTGATGTTGTGCATCACGTTCATCAATGCGAACAGGTGTTGACAATCAACGTTTAAACAGCGAAGGTCAAATGCAATTGCACGAGTACATTGCAAAGTGCAAGCACTAGCACGTCAACACGAACAGAGAGAGAACATGAAGAGAGAAGAATTGATCGATGCACTGGAATCAGATGCAATCAAAATCGATGAAGACATTTCAAGCACGAACACGCCTGAGCCGGGAAATAGCGGAGCGATGCGGATTGCTGTGGCAAAAATCCAAGAGAAGAAGACAAAGAACGGAAAGGTGTATGGAGTGAAAGACAAAGAGGGCAATCCTCATAAACGTCTAACAGCGTCCATGCAACTGTTTGTCAATCATCTGCTTAATGGTGATACCAAACTGATGGCGTATAGAAAAGCGTACAACGTCAGGACGGAGAATGATGCGAGTGTGTTGGGCAATGCGAACAAACTGATGCGGGATGAACGAATCATTGCGCTATTGGGGTCTTTGTCAGAGGTTGTCCAAGAAAAGGTGATCGCAGATGCAGTGGCAACTCGCCGTCACGTCATGGAGCAACTGTTTAAACACGCTGGCTATGCAAAGACAGAGAGTGCCCAGTTGAAAGCACTGGAGTTGATGGGACGTGCTGTCGGTATGTTCACTGACAAAGTAGAGACCAAAGTCGAAGAGATCAACACCGAAAGACTGAAAGAAGAACTCAAGTCGCACTTAACACTGCTCGAGAACGTAGCACCCATAAGGAAACGCAGTGCCTAAGTTAGGCAACGTACAACATTGTTAGTGACTCCGTTTAAACAGCGTCACATCACGACGTAGTGCCATCCGTGACCCCCACCCACCCGGCACCCCCCTGTGAGCGCTTGACCGCCCCCGCCCACCTATACACTGTAATCCTCTCATCCCACCGCCCCTCCCCATTGTTTACTTATTCAGGGACAGATCAACGTTCTTATCTAGGAATCGACCCCCTAACGTTTTCTATTGTCTCACCCCCGGGGGGTATATTTTTTTGTTTAAACGTTTGACAGGAACATAAGTTCGTGTTTAAACTTCCTTCTCGTGAAACATTCCGTGAAACAAAAAGAGGTTAGTAAGCGTGAACTTAGGACAGTACATATCGGATTTGATTGGACTAGCGAACACCTTGCAGAAGGTATCTGCTGACTCCAGTGACCCACAGAAGATCTATCACATGGCACTAGAGATTAAGGATTCAGCCAGCAAGGTTCAGTTTTGGGCCTGCACTGAGATGGCAAAAGATGAGAAGTCCCGCAGGGACGTATCATGGAGCGAAGCGAAATGACCGAGAGACAGAAGTTGGTTCTAGAGTTTATTAAGACCTACTGGGAGATGAAGGGTCATGCCCCATCCATGCAAGATGTTGCTACCGGTCTTAACATGAAGAGCAGGTCGAACATCCATAGGATCATCCATGACCTAAGGAAGAACGGGTACCTAAGATTAAAGCCAACACAAGCACGAACACTGAAGGTTATGGATCGTTCGGTACAAGAGGCTGCTAGTCTGTGATTCTTACCCGGGATGAAATCAAGAAGTATCTGACCCTGTTAGATACCCTACCTGAAGGTTCTCCCGAGATTGAGAAGATCAATACCCTACTTCAGGTAGATAAGCGGGAGCGGTGTAAGTTGAACTTCATGCCGTTCGTGCGGCAGATGTGGTCAGCGTTTATACCCGGTAAGCACCACACCATCATGGCTGAAGCCTTTGAGAGGGTGGCTAGGGGAGAACTTAAGAGATTGATCATCAATATGCCGCCCCGGCACACCAAGAGCGAATTTGCTTCCTATCTGTTCCCATCATGGTTCCTAGGTCTGTACCCGGAAAAGAAGATTATCCAGACGGCACACACTGCTGAACTAGCGGTGGGGTTTGGACGTAAGGTCAGAAACCTAGTCAACACCCCGGAGTATCAAGAGATATTCCCAACCAAGTTGTCTGCGGATTCAAAAGCCGCCGGACGGTGGAACACCCACAAGGGGGGAGATTATTTCGCTATCGGTGTGGGCGGTGCCGTGACCGGTAAAGGTGCCGATGTCTTGATTATTGATGACCCCCATAGTGAGCAAGAGGCCATGCAAGGTAGCCCGCAGGTCTATGAAAGAGTCTTTGAATGGTACAACTCTGGCCCCCGCCAGCGTCTCCAGCCGGGTGGAAGTATTGTGATTGTGATGACCCGGTGGTCTAAGAAGGACTTAACTGGTCAAATCTTGAGCACCGCCGCCAAGAAAGAACTGGATGAATGGGAGGTTATAGAACTCCCGGCACTACTGCCTTCCAATAAACCCCTGTGGCCCGAGTTCTGGAAGCAAGATGAACTAGAAGCAATCAAAGCCGAACTTCCCGTTGGGAAGTGGGAAGCCCAGTACCAACAGAACCCCACCTCAGAAGAGGGCGCAATCATCAAGCGGGATATGTGGAAGATATGGGACGGGGACAGACCCCCTCAGGTGGACTACATCATTCAGTCTTGGGATACCGCCTTTGAGAAAAACAACCGGTCGGACTACTCAGCCTGCACGACGTGGGGAGTCTTTTACCGGGATATTGATGGGATCGAAGTTGCAAATATTATTGTTCTGGATGCTTACAAAGAAAGGCTTGAGTTCCCCGAACTTAAAAGGCAAGCCTACGATATGTGGAAGGAATGGAGTCCCGACACCCTGATTGTTGAGAAAAAGGCAGCAGGGGCACCTTTGATTTATGAATTAAGAAGGATGGGAATTCCGATTGCGGAGTACACACCAAGCAAAGGGTCGGATAAGATAGCCCGTGTAAACGCTATATCAGATTTATTTGCGTCTGGGATGGTGTGGAGACCTGAGAAGAAATGGGCTGATGAATTGGTTGAGGAGATGGCTTCCTTTCCGAACGGAGACCATGACGACCTAGTTGACAGTACAAGTCAGGCTTTGCTCAGGTTTCGTCAGGGTGGATTTATTCAATTGTCTTCAGATGAGGAAGACAAGATGTTTGTGCCTCGAAAAGCGGCATATTACTAAAGGGATTTGATAATGGAAAAATCACTGTACCAAATGCCGGTTGGGATCTCTGAGTTCGCACCCGAGCAAGAGGGTCTTGAAATTGAGATCGATATTGAAAAAGAAGACGGCGACGAGCCTGCCATTGAGATAGAGATTAGAGAGACCGGCTTTGACGCAAACCTCGCAGAAGACATGAACGAGGGAGACCTTCAGTCCATATCGGAAGAAATATTAGATTTAATCAAGACGGACATTAATTCCCGCAAGGAATGGGAAAGAACCTACAGAGAGGGCATAGACCTGCTTGGTTTAAACATCGAGGAAAGAACCGAGCCTTGGGACGGCGCCTGCGGTGTCTACCACCCAATCCTTTCAGAATCGGTAGTGAAGTTCCAAGCAGAGACAATCCTTGAGACATTTCCAGCATCCGGGCCAGTAAAGACCAAGATTATTGGGAAAATCACCCGGGAAAAGGAAGAAGCCGCACAACGGGTTCAGGATGATATGAACTATGAACTCACCGAAAAGATGGTTGAGTACAGAAGCGAGCACGAAAGAATGCTTTGGAACCTGCCAATCTCAGGTTCTGCCTTCAAAAAGGTCTACTTTGACCCCACGATGGGCCGTCAGGTTGCGGTGTTTATACCGGCAGAGGACGTAATTGTCCCTTATGGAGCGTCTGATTTATTCTCTACCCCCCGAATTACGCATCGTATGCGTAAAAACCCTAACCAGTTGCGAAAACTTCAGGTTGCTGGGTTCTACCGGGACATCGAACTACCGGCACCAGATAGAAATACTACCGAAATTGAGAAGAAAAAGGACGAAGAAATCGGTGTAAATGTCATCGATGATGACCGCTACCTGATTTATGAGGTGCATCTTGATTACGATCTACCGGGTTATGAAGATCCCAACGAGATTGCGCTTCCTTATGTGATTACGATGGACTCTTCGGGCGAGATTTTGGCGATCCGAAGGAATTATCTGGAGGATGACCCCCTGCGTGAGAAGCGGATGCACTTCACGCACTATGTCTACATCCCCGGATTTGGGTTCTACGGCTTTGGGCTTATTCACTTGGTCGGCGGCTTTGCAAAAAGTGCGACATCTATCCTTCGACAACTCGTTGACGCAGGTACTCTTTCAAACCTACCCGGGGGGTTTAAGTCCAAAGACCTACGTGTAAAGGGAGACGACACCCCTATTGCCCCCGGCGAGTGGCGAGATGTCGATGTGACGGGCATGACGATCAAGGATTCGATTGTCCCGCTGCCCTATAAGGAGCCTAGCCGTACCCTATATGAGTTATTGAACACAATCGTGACTGAGGGCCGCAAGTTTGCATCCGTGGCAGACCTAAAGGTTGGGGATATGTCCAACCAAGCCCCGGTTGGCACGACTCTTGCAATACTTGAGAGAACCCTAAAGGTCATGAGCGCTGTTCAGGCCCGTGTTCATTCGGCAATGAAGCATGAGTTTAAACTCATCTCAGGGATTGTTCGTGACTACACCCCGGAAGTCTATGACTACGAGGTAGAAAACGCCCCCCAACGGGCAAAGCAGTCGGACTACGACATGGTGGAGATCATCCCCGTGTCCGATCCGAACGCTTCGACGATGGCACAGCGGGTTGTTCAGTACCAAGCCGCCCTGCAATTGGCCTCTTCAGCCCCGAATATCTACGATCTGCCCCAACTCCACCGGCAAATGCTGGAAGTTTTGGGAATTAAGAACGTTCAGAAGATTGTTCCGCTTGAGGAAGACCAAAAACCTGAAGATCCAATCTCAGAAAACATGGCTGTAATGACCGGAAAGCCAGTAAAAGCCTTCCTTTATCAGGATCACGAGGCACATATTAGGGTTCATACCAATGCCGCCCAAGATCCCAAGATTCAGAAGATTATTGGTCAAAGTCCAAACGCTGGCGCAATACAGGGCGCATTAATGGCCCACATTGCCGAGCACGTTGCATTCCAGTACCGGGTTGAGATTGAAAAAATGCTTGGTGTACCCCTGCCCCCAGAGGACGAGCGCCTTCCAGAGGATGTCGAGGTCGAACTCTCCCGTGCGGTTGCGGCGGCAAGCGACAAACTGCTTCAAAAGGATCAGGCAGAAGCCCAAGCCCAACAGACTCAGGCACTCCAGCAAGATCCGGTTGTGCAGATGCAGCAAAGAGAACTCGCTATCAAAGAAGCCGATGCCCAGAGAAAGGCCATCAAGGATCAGGTCGATGCAACTCTCAAAGAAAGAGACATCATGCTTCGGGACGAGCGGGAGCGTATGCGGATTGAGTCTCAAGAACAGATTGCCGGTGCCCAGATTGGGGCCAAGGCAGCAGAGGCTTCCATCCGAGAAGAGATCGAAGGAGCAAAAATAGGAGAAAGAATTGGGGCTAAGAGAGTATCTGGTCAGTGAGATCAAGAAAGAACAAGAGGCGTTGAAGGAGCGGTTGGCCTTCAACCCTGTTGAGGACTTCCTTACCTATAAGGAGACGGTAGGGGAGATACGTGGACTACAAAGAGTCGTAAGACTAATAGAGGATTTGCCAGATGAGTGATGCGTTTAAACTGCCTGAACCAAAGGGCTACAAAATCCTGATTGCCATTCCTAAAAGGGATGAGACTTTCAAGGGAACTCAGATTGTCCTGCCAGAGGACTCAAGAAGGAAGGAGGAAACGGCTTCCATCGTAGGTTTGGTAGTAAAGATGGGGACGCTCGCCTTTAAAGATGAAGACAAATTCCCAGACGGGCCTTGGTGCCAAGAGGGGGACTTCATCATGATGAGGGCATATTCCGGCACTCGATTCAAAGTCAGTACCCCTGACGGAGAGCAAGAGTTCCGCCTAATCAATGACGACACAGTTGAGGCCGTCGTTGCCGATCCACGGGTAGTTACCCGCATTTAAGGAGTTAGAAATGGCTGAAGAACAGCAGATGGAGATAGAAGTAGAGGCACCAGAGATTGAGATTATTGACGATACCCCTGAATATGATAGGGATAAGAAACCAGCAAAAGGTGAAGTCGATGTCTCCGATGACGAAATTTCCCAGTATTCGGAAAACGTCCAAAAGAGGATTAAGGATCTGCGCCGTGCTTACCACGACGAGCGTCGGGTCAAGGATCAAGCCATACGGGAACAGCAAGAGGCTATTGCTTACGCAAAATCCATAGCCCAAAAGAATCAAGAGTTACAAGAAAGGCTTTCCCGGGGCGAAAAGTATTTGGTGGAGACCAGCAAAGCCAAGAACGAGGCCATGCTCTCCCAAGCCGAGCGGGAGTACAAAGAAGCCTACGAGGCAGGGGACTCAGAGAAGTTGGTCGCCGCTCAAAGAAAAATGTCTGAAATCGTTGTAGAGAAGAGGGAGGTAGAAAATTATCGCCCAGCCCCTTTACAAACTGAAAATTATCAGGTAGAACAGCAAATACCGAGGGTTGTCCCTGATGATCGCACCCGTCAGTGGGTTTCTCAAAACGAATGGTTTGAGAGCGACCCGGTAATGAGAGGTGCTGCCTTTGGTATCCATGACGAACTCGTCAAGTCAGGATACGTCGCAGGATCTGACGCCTATTTCGAGCAAGTAGATGCTCGCATTCGGGATAACTTCCCGCATAAATTCAGGGTAAACAAACCTGCCGCAAACGTTGTTGCTCCTGCCTCTAGAAGCACATCGGGATCTAAAAAGATCACCCTGACCAAGACTCAAGTCGCAATTGCAAAGCGTCTTGGGGTTCCTCTAGAGAAATATGCCGAACAGGTTGCAAAGGAGATAAACAATGTCTGATCGTACACCCCGTGACTTAGAGACACGCTCGAATACAGAAAGAAAGAAAACTTGGTCTCCGCCGTCGTTGCTTCCAAATCCAAAAAAGGAAGATGGAATGGCTTATCGATGGGTCAGGAAATCGGTTTTGGGTCAAATTGATGACCGAAATATGGTTTCAAAACAAGATGAGGGATGGGTTCCAATTAAACGGGAAGATCACCCTGAACTCCAGCACTCGGGTAAAACCAGTGGTCTTGTTGAAATGGGCGGATTGGTGCTCTCCAAAATGCCGTCTGACATGGTTGGACAACGGAATGAATATTACCGTAAGAAAACCGATGATCAGACTGCGGCTGTTGACGCTAATCTGATGAGAGAAAATGATCCTCGGATGCCCCTGTTTAGTGAGCGTAAATCGACCACTACCAGAGGTAAAAGAGATTAA